GCATTAGCATTTGCTTGGGACACATTGAAAAATAGCAATGAGCTTGACATTTCTTTTATTCTACAAGGTAAAGCTGACGATGCAGGTGTAAGAGCAAACTATATTGTTTCTAATATCGCAGAAACAAGAAAAGATTGTGTTGCATTCCTATCACCATCTAAAGAAGCTGTTGTAGATGAAGTTAAATCAAATGCTAAGATGGAAAATGCAATTGCTTATCGTAACAAAATTCAAAACTCTTCTTACTGGTTCATGGATTCCGGTTATAAGTATCGTTACGACAAGTACAATGATATTTACCGCTGGACACCTCTAAATGGTGATATGGCAGGTCTTGCCTCAAGAGTAGATGCTTGGGAATCACCAGCTGGTTATAGAAAAGGTGTTATTAAAAATATCGTAAAGCTTGCGTTTAATCCAAGCAAACCACAAAGAGATCAACTATATTCTGCAGACATTAACCCAGTTATGTCTCAGGTTGGTCATGGCATTGTTCTATTTGGCGATAAAACTGGCCTTGGACTTACAAGTGCGTTTGATCGTATCAATGTTCGCAGACTATTCATTGCAGTTGAAAAATCAATTGCAACTGCTGCGGAAAGCTTCCTATTTGAGTTTAATGACGAATTCACACAAACTCAATTTAGAAACATTGTTGATCCATTCTTACGTGATATTCAAGGGCGCCGTGGTATTATTGACTACAGAGTTGTGTCAGACTCTACTGTTAATACTCCTGAAATCATCGATCAAAACAAATTCCGTGCAAGCATCTTTATCAAGCCTGCTCGTTCTATTAACGTTATCGAACTTACATTCGTGGCTACAAGAACTGGTGTGGAATTTGACGAAATCGTTGGCCAGATCGCTTAATAAATAGTATAAAAAGGAGAAAGACACATGGCATTTAATATCAATCAGTTCAAATCAGAACTTGTTGGTGGCGGTGCACGTCCTACGCTCTTCCAATGTCAGATCACTAACCCAATTAACTCAGCTGCCGATATCAAGATTCCATTCATGGTAAGAGCAGCTGGGATTCCTGAATCAACAGTAGGTCAGTACACAGTACCTTACTTTGGTCGTCAGGTTAAATATGCTGGTGATAGAACATTTGCAGACTGGACTGTAACGGTTATCAACGACGAAGATTTTGCCATCCGCAACGCAATGGAAGAATGGTTGAATTTTATCAACTCTCACGATTCCAACGCAAGAGGATTGCCACAGCAATACAAATCAACCGGTCAGATTACTCAATACAGTAAAGACGGTTCAATCCTTCGTACATACATTTTCGAAGGTATGTTCCCAATTTCTGTGGATGGTATTCAGCTTGATTGGTCTCAAACAGACTCAATCGAAGAGTTTAATATTACATTCCAATATGATCTATGGAGAGTTGAAGGTTCTACTGGCATTCCAACTACCTAATTTTTATAATATGAGGAAATGACAAGTGAAGATTTTTGGATTTGAAATCAAGAGAGAAGTAGACGAAGTAGAAAATGCTGTTTCGTTTACTTCACCTTCTAATGACGACGGTGCTATCACCGTTGAAAGCAGCGCTCTTGGTGGATTTTATAGTACCATCCTTGATATGGAAGGTACTGCTAAAACAGAATCAGAATTAATTACAAAATATCGCGGACTTGCGATGCAGCCAGAGATTGCGCAAGCGGTTGATGAGATTGTAAATGAAGCAATTAATATTGATTCTGATGAAAACGTTGTGGAAATCGTTTTAGACGATACAGATCTTCCTGATAAAGTTAAAGAAAAGCTTACAGAAGAGTTTGAAGAAATTCTTTCTCTTCTAGATTTTTCAAGTAGTGCTTATGATATTTTTAGTAAATTTTATATTGATGGTCGTATTAACTATCATATTATTATCGACGACGAAAATATCAAAGAAGGCATTCAAGAATTAAGATACGTAGATCCTCGCAAACTTAAACTTATTCGTGAAATGGATAAGAAAAAGTTAGATCCGCATTCAGGTATCCCAGTTAAAAAAGTTAAGAACGAATACTATATGTATTCAGAAAATGGTTTTGGTGGCGATAAAGGTTCTCAACAGTCTGGCGCTACAGGATATAAGATTTCAAAAGACTCTATTGCAAGAGTTACTTCTGGTCTAATGAATGAAAACAATTCATTAGTTTTATCTTATTTGCACCCATCAATTAAGCCTCTTAATCAATTAAGGATGCTAGAAGATGCTACAATCATTTATACTCTTACAAGAGCTCCTGAAAGACGAGTTTTCTACATTGATGTTGGTAACTTACCTAAATCAAAAGCTGAACAATATCTAAGAGATATGATGGTTCGCCATAAAAATAAATTGCAATATAATTCATCAACTGGCGAAATCACCGATGGTCGCAAAATGATGACAATGACCGAAGATTTTTGGTTCCCGCGTCGCGGTGGTGAAAGAACTACAGAAGTTGATACGATGGCTGGCGGTAATGCAGCTGGTCTTACTGATGATACAAACCTCCAGTATTTTCAACGTAAACTATTTAAAGCCCTTAAAGTTCCTTTATCTCGTTTAGAGCCAGAAACAATGTATTCATTTGGCCGTGTTTCTGAAATTACACGAGATGAATTAAAATTTGGTAAGTTTATTCGCCGCCTAAGATCTCGCTTTAGTGTTATATTTACACAGTTTATGGAAAGACAGCTTGTTCTTAAAGGTATTATGACACCTGAAGAATTCGCCGAAATTAAAAATGATATTAGATACGACTTTATTGTCGATAACTATTTTGAAGAACTAAAAGAAGGCGAAATCCTTAAGGAAAGACTTACAACTCTTCGCGAAGTTGAAGAGCACATTGGTACATATTATTCTCGTGATTGGGTTCGTAAAAACGTTTTACGGATGTCTGAAGAAGATATTAAAGAACAGTTAAAGCAAATTGAAAAAGAAGCAGAGGAAGAGCCTCAAGAAGAGCCAGAAGCGCCAGAAGCGCCCGAACAAGAGCCACCTCAGCAGCAAGATTCAGCAAATAACATAAATGGATAAATATATTCAAATTAAATTTAAAGCCAGGAGATTCAAATGAAATCCTTTAAACAAATTATCTCAGAAATTGCAGTACCAAAACCTGCAGAGGAAAAAGCTTTCTGGGATCAACACTCACAAGCTACTGGTAAACATCCAGTTGCTACTGATGCACAGCATAAAGGTATTGATAAGCCAAAAGCAAAGCGTAAAGCCGACCAAGAAGGCGATGCAAATTATGATAAAGCGGTGATGAATAAAGACACTCGCATGAAGGGTGCTGCTGTTGGTGTTAACGAAGCTGCAGATACTGCATCTCCAGACGAATCATCTATGGCAATGGATCAGGCAGACTTTATTGCATATGTTGCTGGCGAAATGAAAGAGCATCTGAAAGCAGGTAAAGAATTTCCAGAATGGATGCAAAACAAATTAAGTAAGCTACAACAAGCTGCCCAAGATTTACACGGTAATTTTGGTGCTCATGGCGATGACATGGATGAAGCTCTTTCTAGTGGTCAAAAGAAATTAGACCATAACAAAAATGGCAAAATCGATGCTCATGACTTCCATCTTATGAGAAAAAAGAAGATGAAAGAAGAAGCTAAGCTCGACGAAGCAACATTTTCTATGGATATAGATTATAACTATGAGAAAAAATTAGAAGCTGGAGCAAAAAAAGCTGGTCTTGGTGTAAAGTTTATTCAACATGGCGGCGCTACTGAAATGGTTCTTACTGGTGACAAAGATAAGATTACTAAATTCTTAAAAGCTCGTAGAGTTCCTGCTTCAGAAATTTCTAGTGGCTTTATTAAAGAAGAAGCAGAGCAAATCGATGAAATTTCTCAAGAAACTCTACGTCAGTACCACGGTAAAGCTGGTGCAGATCTTAGAGCAAAAAGAGATAAGCTTGACAAAGGTACTCTTACAACAGCAGATCTTAAAAAAGGTCAAAACCGAGTTAAAGGTTTAAACCGCGCTGCTAATAAAATGGAAGAAGTCGAACAGCTAGACGAATTATCGCCAAAGACTTTAGATAATTATAAAACAAAGGCATCTATGGGTGACAAAAGTGATTCTGCCTTAAGAAAAAAAGCTCGTGCTCATAAAACATTGGGGAATGATGCTGAAGCTAAAAGACTTAAGGATAAAGCAAAAAAGCGTTCTGATAGCTTCACAAAAGCTGCGGCGCGCAGTTTGGCACAAACAACTGGTTATACTGGCGAAAAAGGATCTAAATTAGATAAGGCTGCTAACAAAATGCCGCAGTCATATCGCAAAGTTCCTCGTAAAGAAGAAGTAGAACTAGATGAAACTACATCTTCAGCGTTAAAGCGCCCAGTAACTCAAACTGGTTCAGATGGAAAAACTCGTACCGTTATGAAAAAAGCACGTACAGATGTAACTAATGACCGTGGTCAAGATAAAATTACTACTAAAGAATCTGTAGAAGTAATGGATGAAGCATTTCGTCAAGGTATTGTCAAGTTCAATGATAAGTCACAAATGATTCTTAAAAAAGAAGATGCAGATGCTTTAAATAATCTATTTAAAAATATGTCTTCTAGTGGTAAAAATAAAATGACTAAAGAAGCTATGGAAAGTAAAAAAGCTTTTGAGGAAATCTTAAGCTTTGCTAAAGAAGCATAATCTTTTCAGAATAAAGTTTTATAATATTATAAATATAATCAAATTGTAATAAAGGTGTATTAACATGAAGCTTATAACAGAAGTAACAGAAGAAGCTCAGGTATTGACTGAGATGAATGAAGAGACTGGTAAAAAGTCTTACTTCATCGAAGGCATTTTTATGCAAGGTGATATTAAAAACCGAAATGGCCGAATCTATCCTTCTGCTGTTCTTGAAAAAGAAATGAATCGCTATCAAAAAGATTTCATTGCTACAAAAAGAGCGCTTGGTGAACTAGGTCACCCAGATGGTCCATCAATTAATGGTGATAGAGTTTCACACTTAATCACTGAAATGAAAAAAGATGGATCTAATTTTATCGGTAAAGCGAGAATTCTTGGTACTCCAATGGGAGAAATTGTTAAAACTTTCATTGATGAAGGTATTACTGTTGGTGTATCAACGAGAGGCCTTGGTTCTGTTAAACCAACCAAGGAAGGTATCATGGAAGTTCAAGACGACTTTCATTTAGCGACAGTAGATGTTGTGACAGATCCATCTGGTCCAAATTGCTTCGTTAATGGTATCATGGAAAATGCTGAATACTATTATGATATTGCTTCTGGAAATTGGATTGCTCAACAACCTATTGAACAGGTTATTGAAGAGATTCAACAGGAAGTAGAAAAAGAAATTAGAAGAGTTGTTCATCGTGTTGATGAGAGCACTGCAGCGAGACTATTCGAGCGCTTTGTTAACTCGCTTAGAAATTGAATTAATAATAAATAGTAATCATATAGAATAACCACTAAGAGGGAGTAGAACATATGTCAGAACATGAGTTAGACGAAAAGTTCGTTGCTGACCACACAGGCGGTGAAGGAGTTCCACCAGCGGAAGCTGCTACACCAACAAATGCGGCCGGCGGTGCTATCGCAAAGAAAAAAGCTGATGTTAAAAAATCAGTTGATCCAAAAGCAGACAAAGTTGCTTCTGTAACTCCAGGCCAAGGCGCCGTTAAAGAAGCTGCCGAAGACGAAGAGTCAGAAGAAATTGTTGAAGAAGTAATTGAAATTGAAGAATCAATTCAAGCTATCTTTGAAGGCATGGACCTATCTGAAGAATTTACACAAAAAGTTACTTTAGTATTCGAAGCTGCTGTTAATGAAGCTGCAACTAAGAAAGCTGAAGCAGTAATTGCAGAAACAACTGAAGCTCTAGAAGCTGAAATGAAAGAATCAGTTGAAGCGTCTGTAGAAAAAATTGTAGAAAATCTTGATTCATATCTCGACTACGTTGTAGAAGAGTGGATGAAAGAAAATGAATTAGCGATCGAAACTGGTATTAAAGTTGAGATGGCTGAATCATTAATGACCGGTCTTAAGGATCTTTTCAACGAGCATAATATTGAAATTGATGAAGAATCAATTGATGTAGTTGCTGGTCTTGAAGAAGAAGTTGAAGGTCTTAAGAAAACTGCTAATGAGCAAGTCAACGAA